CGCAAATGGGCGGTCATTGGCACGTAATTCCTGTCAGCCCCGTGGCCATCTTAAAGCTTCCAACAACTGTATGGATAAATTATAATGCATGGGCACCGCAGCACCCTTGCGTAAATTCTGCTGGGTTAGGTTCCAGCAGGCCCAATGACCCTGCTCCGTGTAAAGTGGTGGGGAATATGCATTAATTAGTGTCTTCTAGAAATAAAGATATAGCTACACACAACTAACAAACTTAAAGTCAGTCCAGTAAAAACGATAGTCCATCTTGAGCTTCTGGTGCCAGAAGGGTTGCCTCTCAGGACAGCAGGCCAGCCCCCATGTTGACCAATCCAACCATCAAGACCTTCGCTGGCTTCTAACATTCCACGAACTGCCAGGTCCACAACATAGTAGGGACAGTTAGTGTCACCACATAAAGTTCTGCAGGCATGCATGCACCAGGCCAGCCAAGCCAATCCTCGCCCAAGTGTTGGGTCTTCATTGTGAAAAATTTCCGCAAACACTCTGGAAAAATCCAGGTCCAGGTCTTCAGTGTTCAAGAGAAATGTGACCAAAGTCTCTGCAAAGGCATCCTCATTCTGGACAATTATCTGCTCAAGTAGCGCATGTAAACGCAGAACCAGAGGGTCGCCAGGAGAAACGCTGAAAGGTGATTCTCTTGCTGTCAACTCCAACACAGGATGCAAACCGTCGCCTCCATAAACGTGACCATCCCGCATACACAAAGCTAACAGTAAATCCCTTGTAGAATAGGCCATCTTTCTTTATCTACAAGATCTGGCACAAATGTAATTAAGAGAGAACTAGAAAACCAAAAGATGGAGGTTAGCGCCATGTAAAGCTTCACACCAAAACAAAAACTCACAGTAAAACCTAGCAGCCATGCTATTGGACTAACAGGGGAAAAGGTAGGCGAAAATTAAAAGCAAACCGCAAGTGCCACACGCGCCCCTCAATTTAGCAAATGGGAGTTAACAAGCCCAATGTGGGGAAGGGGCACGGCACAATCACAGCTTCCACCCACCCCCACCCCCCGGCATCACACAAGAGATAACAAACAGTAGGCTTTTAAATAAGGGGGGAACGTAAAGCCCATGCACGCAAAACAAAACTCAGCTGTGCCTTTTGCGCACCCTTGTTTCAAACCTCAGCTAAAGGGGGCAAATTTAATCCCCAACCCTTTAATGGCAAACATTTACCAGAAATGAGCTACTGCAGATGGCTAAATGTGCCCCCAAACACAGGAGAAATTGCGACCCTTCTTGCTAACCTCTGCTGGAACCGGGTTGGGGCAAAACTGTCAACTCGGGTGCCAGGAGAGGTTAATAAGAAGCCCGCTGATTCCTGCTCATATTTCCGCCCCCACCTAATTTGTTACAAGCTTTCCCTTCCGCCCTCAGGACGCGGTGTTTCCTAAAGGCGGGGCACATGGATTAGCAGGGGCTTAGTGAGCCACCATGAGGCAGGCCACAGGAGTCAGGGGGGCTTAGTGGCTCAAAGTGATGCATGCCAAAGGCAGCCACCACAATAGGGGGACAGTGGGCCGCGGGATGGGGCGCTGGCCAGGTCATGACCCGGGCGTGGCGAGCCTCGGTCAACTGACCAAATGTGCAAAGGTGATGCATTGGTCAGGCATGCCAGGTGCCACGTCACCCCGGGGTGCTGGGGTGGGGGATGGGCTCAGGCAACCGTAAGGGAGGGGGGGGTAGGGGGGGGAGGAATACCACTATAGGGTTCCCCTTCCTTTAGGTTCTATATTCCTATAGGTATATACCCATAGGTATATACCCACCTGTAGTACCCTATTCCACCACTAGGTTAATAACCTATAGGTTATGCTACCATTAAAACAAGGGAAGGAAGGGTGGCGCACCTTCAGGTAGGGTAGGGGGGTACCCCAGTAGAAACCTGGTTGGATCCTACCTAGCTCCACCCACCTGGTATATAGGGGCGGAGCTTAGGATACCTCCAGGATAACGGAACCCTATGGATAGCTACCTCTAGGCCCCACCCACTAGGTATATCGGGGCGGAGCCCAAACCTACCCCTCTAGGTTCAACCCTATGGAGGGTACCCTCCTGTGGCTCCGCCTACCCCAAATCTCGCGGGCCGTAGCCCCTCCTCCTCTCGTTAACCCAATAGCATCACCTCCAGGTACCACCCACCTGGTGACACACCTTAATGTAACCCAACGGGCTAAAATGACACACCTAAATTAACCAATAGGAAGACCCCAACCCTGAGCAAACCTTAAGGTATTGCACAGCACCCCCCAAAAGTGAATAAAAGAAGGCGCGCTGGCCGGGGTCGCCAGCGTCGTCCAGACGCTCGGGGGGTGCACACCTCCCAGCCGGCCCGGCGTCCTTGCGGCGGCCTCCCCCCCCATGAAGCGGGTGGCGCGAGGTCCCTGCCTGGCACCAGGGTCCGGCCTGGGAGCGCGCCCCCCACCCCGCCGGGGCCCCGGGAGGCCCGGCTGCGATCCTCCCCCGTGAACGGGGCGCGCTGGGTCGCGGCTGCCCCCTGGGACCCCCTGCCGCTGGGCGCGGGCCCCGGGACCCTGCCCCGCGCCCTCCCCACCCCCCTGCCTTCCAGGTGCACCGGACCGGCGGACCGAGCGGCGGCAACCCCCCGAAGCGGACCACGCCACCCAGGACGGACCAGCGGACCGCACCCACCCAGGTCGGACTAGCGGATGCAGCATCCATCCCCGGATGAGCTCCCAGGACCAGGTAGGCCGGGCACGTTCCCGGGGAGGGAGGCCGGGAGGGAGGCGGGACGGACCTGGGGACCCTGCCCCGCCCCCTCCCCACCCCCTGCCTTCCAGGTGCACGGACCCCGGAGCCCCAGGACCGAGCGGCGGCGCGGCAGTGCCCAGCGGGGCCACCCCCCACCCGGAGCGGGGCAGCGGCCCAGTGGACCCACCGGCGGCCACCCGGCTGCCCCTGGAGCACCCGGACCCCGGAGCCCCAGGACCGAGCGGCGGCGCGGCAGTGCCCAGCGGGGCCACCCCCCACCCGGAGCGGGGCAGCGGCCCAGTGGACCCACCGGCGGCCACCCGGCTGCCCCTGGAGCACCCGGACCCCGGAGCCCCAGGACCGAGCGGCGGCGCGGCAGTGCCCAGCGGGGCCACCCCCCACCCGGAGCGGGGCAGCGGCCCAGTGGACCCACCGGCGGCCACCCGGCTGCCCCTGGAGCACCCGGACCCCGGAGCCCCAGGACCGAGCGGCGGCGCGGCAGTGCCCAGCGGGGCCACCCCCCACCCGGAGCGGGGCAGCGGCCCAGTGGACCCACCGGCGGCCACCCGGCTGCCCCTGGAGCACCCGGACCCCGGAGCCCCAGGACCGAGCGGCGGCGCGGCAGTGCCCAGCGGGGCCACCCCCCACCCGGAGCGGGGCAGCGGCCCAGTGGACCCACCGGCGGCCACCCGGCTGCCCCTGGAGCACCCGGACCCCGGAGCCCCAGGACCGAGCGGCGGCGCGGCAGTGCCCAGCGGGGCCACCCCCCACCCGGAGCGGGGCAGCGGCCCAGTGGACCCACCGGCGGCCACCCGGCTGCCCCTGGAGCACCCGGACCCCGGAGCCCCAGGACCGAGCGGCGGCGCGGCAGTGCCCAGCGGGGCCACCCCCCACCCGGAGCGGGGCAGCGGCCCAGTGGACCCACCGGCGGCCACCCGGCTGCCCCTGGAGCACCCGGACCCCGGAGCCCCAGGACCGAGCGGCGGCGCGGCAGTGCCCAGCGGGGCCACCCCCCACCCGGAGCGGGGCAGCGGCCCAGTGGACCCACCGGCGGCCACCCGGCTGCCCCTGGAGCACCCGGACCCCGGAGCCCCAGGACCGAGCGGCGGCGCGGCAGTGCCCAGCGGGGCCACCCCCCACCCGGAGCGGGGCAGCGGCCCAGTGGACCCACCGGCGGCCACCCGGCTGCCCCTGGAGCACCCGGACCCCGGAGCCCCAGGACCGAGCGGCGGCGCGGCAGTGCCCAGCGGGGCCACCCCCCACCCGGAGCGGGGCAGCGGCCCAGTGGACCCACCGGCGGCCACCCGGCTGCCCCTGGAGCACCCGGACCCCGGAGCCCCAGGACCGAGCGGCGGCGCGGCAGTGCCCAGCGGGGCCACCCCCCACCCGGAGCGGGGCAGCGGCCCAGTGGACCCACCGGCGGCCACCCGGCTGCCCCTGGAGCACCCGGACCCCGGAGCCCCAGGACCGAGCGGCGGCGCGGCAGTGCCCAGCGGGGCCACCCCCCACCCGGAGCGGGGCAGCGGCCCAGTGGACCCACCGGCGGCCACCCGGCTGCCCCTGGAGCACCCGGACCCCGGAGCCCCAGGACCGAGCGGCGGCGCGGCAGTGCCCAGCGGGGCCACCCCCCACCCGGAGCGGGGCAGCGGCCCAGTGGACCCACCGGCGGCCACCCGGCTGCCCCTGGAGCACCCGGACCCCCCAACCCGGAGCGGGGCAGCGGCCCAGCGGACCCACCGGCGGCCACCCGGCTGCCCCTGGAGCCCAGACTACCCGGTCCTTGAAGACTACACTACAAACGGCTTAAAACCTCCCCATGGAGCGGCGGTACTGAGAGTTACTTTCTGTGGTGCAAAGTGCTGGCACTTGCCCCAAAGCTAAACACCAGAGCACCAATAAACATGGTAGACAACCTCAATAAACGGATAAACCTAACATGTTTGTGTGTTGTGCATAAATTTGAGCTGGGAAATGGGATGAGGGCGGATGGTTGGAAAGGGGGCGTAAAAGGACGGGGTATGGGGGAGTGGTGACCAATTCTGGCTAGCGCTAGCATGAGTTTGAGTGTGTAAGACGGGGGGGCATGTGCGCCCCAATTTTAGCTGGGGTTATCTAATGAGATGTCGCAAGAAGCGTATGTTGTCCCCGTGTTTAATTGATATAATGACAGGCGGGCTCCCATTAAAAGCAGTGAACGAATTAACATTTATTTGGTTATACAATGGTAACCGAGAATGAAGGCAGTTTTACTGGTCAGAGGGGCGAGGTCTTTTACTTTGGGGGCCTTCGGGAGGTTCATTAGAGCTACTAGATTCTGAGAAGTTAAAAATGTCTTCCCATTGGTTGTCAGGGGACTGGAGGGTGGGAGTATACCAATCTTCAGGGAAGAGTATTGGCGGACTTGGTGTTTTAGAGGACTGAGGTTCTTGCAATGGCAAAGGTTGTGATGTGGAGGGGCCTGGTGCTACATGGGGGAACACGCTCTGAGGAGGAAGGCCCTCAGGTGTACTTGTGGAGGGTGAGCTATTGGGCCTAGGCTGATGGACAGGACCAAGAGGAACCGCTGGACTCAGGTGAGGCATCCTAGGACTAAAAGTTCCTGGTATATGTTCCCGTTGGGGAATTCTGCAAGGCCTAGGCTTTCTTAGTGTTGCCTGCCTAGGGCGGGAGACGCGCTTGCGCACAGTTTCTTCCTCTGGGGTTGGTGGATCAAACGATGGAGTAAGTAAATCTGGACCAGCAAGTTTATGCTCAGGTAATGGAACTGGTGGCCACCAAACTGGTCCCAGTGGTCTGGGGGAGGTGGGGCGGTCGCGTACAATTCCTGGACTGGGTGTGGAGGGAGCCGGTGGTGGGGGCGTAGACAGGGGAGGCAGAGGCAAAGGGTCCATAGATGCTGAAGATCTGGTGGTTTTGGGTAATATTTGTTTGGTTGTAGGAGTCTGTGAGGTGGCTAGAGGCGTGGTAATAATAAGGATTTGTTTATGCTGTGGAGGGGGTTGAGAAACATTGGAACCTTGTGTTGATGCTGGTTGAGACAAGGGAACGGGTGTCAGTGTTATATGAGGCCCGGAGGAGGGGATTGTGGGTTTTGGGGGTGTAGGGTGGGGTGTTGGTTGAATGGAGGGGGTAGGTGGTGGGGGTGATACTGGTGGGCCGGGTAAAGGTAGGGTGGGCTTAGGTGGTGTTTGTTTAGGCTCAGACTGGAAAGGATGAGAATGTGGGGGTGATGCAGTGGGCGGCCTGGGAGGCAGTGGTGTGTGCTGAAAAGGAATAGGGCTTGGTGATGGAGTGTTGGGTGATGACAAGGGGTTATATGTGGGTCGAGGAGGCCTTATTAGCCGAAGCGGGGTTAAAGGTCTGAGTATTGTCATGCGGGGGCGGGGAACTCTTGGCTTAACCCTGGGATTTAGCAGGCCACACGCGCCTTGTGTTTGTCTCACAATATAGGAGGACATGCAAAGCATTCGAATTGCACTTGCAAGAGCCCCATTCTCAGGTGAAATACCTAGAGGGCGGATATCGTGTGGATCGGGCTCTTGCGTTGCGGCGTCCCTGCGCTCTGGTTGTGGGGGTGGTGGAGGTGGAGGTGGAGGTGGTGGAGGTGGTGGTGGAGGGGGGGATGGGGGAGGCAGGTTGGAAGGCCCCGGTAGAGGACCTTGATGTTGGTCACTACTTTCCCCTACAATAATTTTAAGTGGAATTAAGGGTGCTTCGGACAGGGGTCCGAGAGCTGGGACCGTTGGAGTCAGTAAGATGGCAGGGCGGCCGGTTTCATCATTGAAAACATCTAGAATAAACTGATCCCCTGACCTTCCTGCAACATAGTAAGTAGGCATGGCGGCGGCGGAGAAAGCAAAAGACAAGCGGAGGTGCTTAAAAGGTTGTTGGCATCTACCTGCCCCACCACAAGTTCAATTTCCAACGGGCAAAACTTTACAGCATGTCACACGCCAGCAGTGGTTTACTGCGGGTGAATGGAAAGGGATACAGGGGCATTAGCTATTGCCATAATTACAGTTTGCGCCACCTGGTGTTCTACATAAAACATAACCCAGCTAAGGATGGCATGCATATTTTTAGGCTGCCACCGTGTGGCAACATGTGGGACTTCACTAAACGGGGCAACACCAGGTAAAGACTTAAGAAATGTCAAAATTCCTCCACCCCACTAGCCCCATTACTTTAAAACACTCAGAGGGGAAGGCGGTATTCCTAACGGGAGCGGCGTCCTTTGGACTGCCCTTGTTGATTTTTGGCTTTCTCTCGTTAATCTAATAGAATGGCTACTAGGTTTGCCCATGATTAATACCACTAAGGTTAAGTAGAGGGATCTAACATGGTAAAGCTAATGTTTTGCTAAAAGAGGGTAATACAAACTCACAAATCACCTTGGCTACGAGCCTGCAACTTAGCTTTCTTCCTCCTCTTCTATGTAGATACGGCGACGGAAGGTGGTTACTGGTTGTGTTTCAGGTCTGGGCCCAGGGCGAGCCAGCCACTCTCTCCAAGACTACATTGGAAGGTGGCTGGTGATTGGAGGTACCCCTGGCCCTTATGGAGGTGGGGGTAGGGGCTAAAAATGCAAAACCACTTACCCTGGCGGCAGGCTGAATAAGTGGCCTTTGGGGCTTGGGTGTTAGTGGATGTAGGAGCAAGGGGAACCACGTTCGTTGGATTGCAAAGACAAGAAGAATAAGTTAAGACCACCTTCACCGCTGCCTTGGTCATAAAGGCAGAATAGCAGCGGGACAACATTTGTATTGAACGTCTGGGCAACTTTTGGGGGCGACAGGGGCCCTGCCCGGGGCTCTGGGTGGACAAAAGGGGCTCAGAGGGCACCTACTCGAGGCAGGCTTACATGGGAGTCTATGGGGAGCCAGGCCTCAGGGTCAGCTAAAGTCCCCCCTGGACGGGCCCGGGGTGGACACAGAGGGGCGGGGAGGGCCCAGGGGGACAGAGGGGCCTGGCCTGAAGTGGGCGGGGTGGACGGGGCTGGGACCTTGGGGCTGCTGGACGGGCGAGGGGGACTGGATTGGGGCTGGACTTTAGAGACAGGAGCCAGGAGCCGGAGCCTTCGGGGCGAAAGGCGGGCGCCCTTGCCTGGAGGCAGAGTCTGGGCGGCTGGAGTGGAGACTTGGGACCAGGGCCGGGCTGCCGGGGTCCCTCCGACCGGCCTGATGGACCCGGTGGGGAAGCCAGCTGGCGTAGAGGGGGCCAGGGAGGGAGGCGGGTAGGAGAAGCCAAGGGGAGGAGAGGCTAGCGGCTCTCCCGGGCTGCCGGGGTCCCTCCGGTCGGCCTGGTGGACCCGGGGAGGCCAGAAGCCGGGTGCTTGGGTGCAAGGGGACTTGGGGACGAGGGGGAAGGAGAGACGGGACCCGGGCCGACAGGGTGCTTCTGGTTTTAGACTGAAAGGCCCGGGGAGAGGCCACCTCTCAACCGGGGAGAAGAGTGGGCCTCTTGGGGAGGCTTTGGGGTACATGGTGGGCTCTGAAGCCCGGGAGAGGGGGCGAGGACCGGCCGCAGAGGCCGCCCGGGCTACCGGGGGCCCTCCGGCTGGCCTGGGACCCGGGGAGGCACCCTGAGGTGCCCCTGTCCTCAAGACTCTGGGGCCTGGGCCCCGAGGACGACTCCTCTCTGTTATTCTTTGGCTTTAACGGGGCTCAGAGAGGAGCGGAGACCAGGAGGGCGCCTGGAGGCGGGCCCGAGGGGCTCTGAGGTCCCGTTCCCCCACAGGGCGGCCCCACTCTGGAAGACAGAGAGAGGGGCAGGGGTCACCCGGCGGCTGGACCCGAGGAGGCGCCCGGGGAGAGAGGCAGGCTGGCGGGGCTGACCCGGGTTTGGGTCTGGGAGGCCTGGGGTGGCGAGCCTGCTGTCCCTGGAGGACCAGGACCCCGCCTGGCGACCCTGGGGTCTGTCTGGGGGACTGAGGGCGGCCGCTTGGGGCTCAGAGGGGCTTGGAGGATCGTCCGGTCTCTGCCACCAGAGACCCGGACGATCCCCCTCAACTCCCCTGTGCCTGAGCCGACCCTCAGCCTTCCAGAGCTACCCCAGGGCCACTCGGCGGTGCCCAGGCCCTCCAGAGACACCAGGCTCGCCACCCCCGACCCCCAAACCCAAACCCGGGCCAGCCCCGCCAGCCTGCTGCTCTACCCGGGCGCCCCCTCGGGTCCAGCCGCCGGAGGGACCCTGCCCGGCTCTCTGCCTCCAGAGGAGGCCGCCTTCTGGGGGACCCTGGGCACCTGCTGGCTCCAACCTCGGGGACTCTTGGCTGGTCACCGGTGTGGGCCCAATGGCCGCGGGCCTCCATTTCTTCTCTGCTTGTTAACCAGAGAGAATGGCCTCTAGGTCTTCAGGTCTGGGGCCTGGCCGGGTCTAAGGTGGCCTGGCCTGGCCAGGGATAGTGCCCGGGGGCCTGGGCCAGGGTTGATGGGGGACACATGGGAGGGGAGGACGGGGAGATGAGAGGGGAGATGGGGAGGAGAGGAGGCAGGGACAACACGGGGACAGAGTGGCCGGGGTTCCGGTGGGACCCGAGGGCCTTAGAGGCCCCGGCACCTGGCTCATGTGTCTGAGTAGTGTCCCTTTGAGGGGACCGGGAGAGGTAGGTCTTCTGGAAGATGGGGACGAAGACGGCGTGAAGCCCAGAGACTAGGGGAGCGAGGTGGGCCTGAAGCCCGGGCGGAGGCGACTTGGGTTAGCCTAATCCCACCCTGACTAAGACCCAGGTACCTGTGAAGAGCAAGAAGCGTGTGGTCTAAGCCTCCCATTATGTGGGCCCTGGAGGATTTAGTTTACCTACCCTTGTTGGTGGACCGCTTACCGCCTCCTCTTCAAGACAGACCCTCCTGCGGATGTGTTTGGGGCCTTCCGGGTCTCCTCCAGGCGGGCTGGACGGGCGGCGCCTCCTTAGGAGCTGTCCAAAAGGGCCCTGAGATGGGCGGGTGTGTGTAGTGTGTGCCTGGCTGTGGTGGAGTGTTGGGCTTAGCAGAAAAATGGAAAAGTCCACTTACCTCTGGCCCGAGACCTGAGGGCCCGGGCAGGGAGGGTCCTGGGGCTTGGCTTGGGTCTCCCCTAGGCTTGGATGGTGGAGTCAGCGATGGTGGCGAGGGTGGCCCCGGGCGCAGGGCGAGGCGAGGGAAGAAAGGGGACAAAGTTAGAAGTTAGGCCTGAGCCCCTGGAGGGACTGGCGGGTTAGAGCTAGGGAGAAAGACCCCCTCTTACATTTTTGTGGACCTCTGGCAGTCTGATGTGCCAGAAATAGTTGCAGGGGCACTTTATACCTGGGGTCTTGGTCCCCCTCCCTAGAACTGGCAATTGGCTGCCGTCCGGCTTGCGTAAATGCAATGGACTGAGGCGGTGGCCTGGCAACGAGAACCCCCTTGGGCCCTAACCTTTATCAAAGTCAAAAACAAGCCCCCCTCCTCTGATTCTAGGGACTGATTCCTCTTTTCCCATCTAAAGATAGCAGCAGCGCAGCCAACCATAGACCCGCTTCCTGGGGTTAGGCTCGCCATTAGGTCTGCGCGGATACAAAATGGCGCCCAAATGCCTCTAAAGTTTTAATTTTTTTGAGTTTTAAAGTCCTCCAGAGCTCTAAAGTGTCAGATTTGGGGTCCAAATCACTACCAGAGCCTACCTACTCTTCTGCCCGCCTTGGGGCTGCTTCTCCCGGCCTTCTACTGGGCTAGCTGGCAGGCCCTGGCAACAGGGCGCGCCTAGCCTGAGCCACTACTTTTGGGGGTTTCTGGGGGCACGGGGTAGGGGACATGGGGCAGAGTGGACGGGATCTCTTCCTCTAGACCCCCTGGACGTCTGGGCAACTTTTGGGGGCGACAGGGGCCCTGCCCGGGGCTCTGGGTGGACAAAAGGGGCTCAGAGGGCACCTACTCGAGGCAGGCTTACATGGGAGTCTATGGGGAGCCAGGCCTCAGGGTCAGCTAAAGTCCCCCCTGGACGGGCCCGGGGTGGACACAGAGGGGCGGGGAGGGCCCAGGGGGACAGAGGGGCCTGGCCTGAAGTGGGCGGGGTGGACGGGGCTGGGACCTTGGGGCTGCTGGACGGGCGAGGGGGACTGGATTGGGGCTGGACTTTAGAGACAGGAGCCAGGAGCCGGAGCCTTCGGGGCGAAAGGCGGGCGCCCTTGCCTGGAGGCAGAGTCTGGGCGGCTGGAGTGGAGACTTGGGACCAGGGCCGGGCTGCCGGGGTCCCTCCGACCGGCCTGATGGACCCGGTGGGGAAGCCAGCTGGCGTAGAGGGGGCCAGGGAGGGAGGCGGGTAGGAGAAGCCAAGGGGAGGAGAGGCTAGCGGCTCTCCCGGGCTGCCGGGGTCCCTCCGGTCGGCCTGGTGGACCCGGGGAGGCCAGAAGCCGGGTGCTTGGGTGCAAGGGGACTTGGGGACGAGGGGGAAGGAGAGACGGGACCCGGGCCGACAGGGTGCTTCTGGTTTTAGACTGAAAGGCCCGGGGAGAGGCCACCTCTCAACCGGGGAGAAGAGTGGGCCTCTTGGGGAGGCTTTGGGGTACATGGTGGGCTCTGAAGCCCGGGAGAGGGGGCGAGGACCGGCCGCAGAGGCCGCCCGGGCTACCGGGGGCCCTCCGGCTGGCCTGGGACCCGGGGAGGCACCCTGAGGTGCCCCTGTCCTCAAGACTCTGGGGCCTGGGCCCCGAGGACGACTCCTCTCTGTTATTCTTTGGCTTTAACGGGGCTCAGAGAGGAGCGGAGACCAGGAGGGCGCCTGGAGGCGGGCCCGAGGGGCTCTGAGGTCCCGTTCCCCCACAGGGCGGCCCCACTCTGGAAGACAGAGAGAGGGGCAGGGGTCACCCGGCGGCTGGACCCGAGGAGGCGCCCGGGGAGAGAGGCAGGCTGGCGGGGCTGACCCGGGTTTGGGTCTGGGAGGCCTGGGGTGGCGAGCCTGCTGTCCCTGGAGGACCAGGACCCCGCCTGGCGACCCTGGGGTCTGTCTGGGGGACTGAGGGCGGCCGCTTGGGGCTCAGAGGGGCTTGGAGGATCGTCCGGTCTCTGCCACCAGAGACCCGGACGATCCCCCTCAACTCCCCTGTGCCTGAGCCGACCCTCAGCCTTCCAGAGCTACCCCAGGGCCACTCGGCGGTGCCCAGGCCCTCCAGAGACACCAGGCTCGCCACCCCCGACCCCCAAACCCAAACCCGGGCCAGCCCCGCCAGCCTGCTGCTCTACCCGGGCGCCCCCTCGGGTCCAGCCGCCGGAGGGACCCTGCCCGGCTCTCTGCCTCCAGAGGAGGCCGCCTTCTGGGGGACCCTGGGCACCTGCTGGCTCCAACCTCGGGGACTCTTGGCTGGTCACCGGTGTGGGCCCAATGGCCGCGGGCCTCCATTTCTTCTCTGCTTGTTAACCAGAGAGAATGGCCTCTAGGTCTTCAGGTCTGGGGCCTGGCCGGGTCTAAGGTGGCCTGGCCTGGCCAGGGATAGTGCCCGGGGGCCTGGGCCAGGGTTGATGGGGGACACATGGGAGGGGAGGACGGGGAGATGAGAGGGGAGATGGGGAGGAGAGGAGGCAGGGACAACACGGGGACAGAGTGGCCGGGGTTCCGGTGGGACCCGAGGGCCTTAGAGGCCCCGGCACCTGGCTCATGTGTCTGAGTAGTGTCCCTTTGAGGGGACCGGGAGAGGTAGGTCTTCTGGAAGATGGGGACGAAGACGGCGTGAAGCCCAGAGACTAGGGGAGCGAGGTGGGCCTGAAGCCCGGGCGGAGGCGACTTGGGTTAGCCTAATCCCACCCTGACTAAGACCCAGGTACCTGTGAAGAGCAAGAAGCGTGTGGTCTAAGCCTCCCATTATGTGGGCCCTGGAGGATTTAGTTTACCTACCCTTGTTGGTGGACCGCTTACCGCCTCCTCTTCAAGACAGACCCTCCTGCGGATGTGTTTGGGGCCTTCCGGGTCTCCTCCAGGCGGGCTGGACGGGCGGCGCCTCCTTAGGAGCTGTCCAAAAGGGCCCTGAGATGGGCGGGTGTGTGTAGTGTGTGCCTGGCTGTGGTGGAGTGTTGGGCTTAGCAGAAAAATGGAAAAGTCCACTTACCTCTGGCCCGAGACCTGAGGGCCCGGGCAGGGAGGGTCCTGGGGCTTGGCTTGGGTCTCCCCTAGGCTTGGATGGTGGAGTCAGCGATGGTGGCGAGGGTGGCCCCGGGCGCAGGGCGAGGCGAGGGAAGAAAGGGGACAAAGTTAGAAGTTAGGCCTGAGCCCCTGGAGGGACTGGCGGGTTAGAGCTAGGGAGAAAGACCCCCTCTTACATTTTTGTGGACCTCTGGCAGTCTGATGTGCCAGAAATAGTTGCAGGGGCACTTTATACCTGGGGTCTTGGTCCCCCTCCCTAGAACTGGCAATTGGCTGCCGTCCGGCTTGCGTAAATGCAATGGACTGAGGCGGTGGCCTGGCAACGAGAACCCCCTTGGGCCCTAACCTTTATCAAAGTCAAAAACAAGCCCCCCTCCTCTGATTCTAGGGACTGATTCCTCTTTTCCCATCTAAAGATAGCAGCAGCGCAGCCAACCATAGACCCGCTTCCTGGGGTTAGGCTCGCCATTAGGTCTGCGCGGATACAAAATGGCGCCCAAATGCCTCTAAAGTTTTAATTTTTTTGAGTTTTAAAGTCCTCCAGAGCTCTAAAGTGTCAGATTTGGGGTCCAAATCACTACCAGAGCCTACCTACTCTTCTGCCCGCCTTGGGGCTGCTTCTCCCGGCCTTCTACTGGGCTAGCTGGCAGGCCCTGGCAACAGGGCGCGCCTAGCCTGAGCCACTACTTTTGGGGGTTTCTGGGGGCACGGGGTAGGGGACATGGGGCAGAGTGGACGGGATCTCTTCCTCTAGACCCCCTGGACGTCTGGGCAACTTTTGGGGGCGACAGGGGCCCTGCCCGGGGCTCTGGGTGGACAAAAGGGGCTCAGAGGGCACCTACTCGAGGCAGGCTTACATGGGAGTCTATGGGGAGCCAGGCCTCAGGGTCAGCTAAAGTCCCCCCTGGACGGGCCCGGGGTGGACACAGAGGGGCGGGGAGGGCCCAGGGGGACAGAGGGGCCTGGCCTGAAGTGGGCGGGGTGGACGGGGCTGGGACCTTGGGGCTGCTGGACGGGCGAGGGGGACTGGATTGGGGCTGGACTTTAGAGACAGGAGCCAGGAGCCGGAGCCTTCGGGGCGAAAGGCGGGCGCCCTTGCCTGGAGGCAGAGTCTGGGCGGCTGGAGTGGAGACTTGGGACCAGGGCCGGGCTGCCGGGGTCCCTCCGACCGGCCTGATGGACCCGGTGGGGAAGCCAGCTGGCGTAGAGGGGGCCAGGGAGGGAGGCGGGTAGGAGAAGCCAAGGGGAGGAGAGGCTAGCGGCTCTCCCGGGCTGCCGGGGTCCCTCCGGTCGGCCTGGTGGACCCGGGGAGGCCAGAAGCCGGGTGCTTGGGTGCAAGGGGACTTGGGGACGAGGGGGAAGGAGAGACGGGACCCGGGCCGACAGGGTGCTTCTGGTTTTAGACTGAAAGGCCCGGGGAGAGGCCACCTCTCAACCGGGGAGAAGAGTGGGCCTCTTGGGGAGGCTTTGGGGTACATGGTGGGCTCTGAAGCCCGGGAGAGGGGGCGAGGACCGGCCGCAGAGGCCGCCCGGGCTACCGGGGGCCCTCCGGCTGGCCTGGGACCCGGGGAGGCACCCTGAGGTGCCCCTGTCCTCAAGACTCTGGGGCCTGGGCCCCGAGGACGACTCCTCTCTGTTATTCTTTGGCTTTAACGGGGCTCAGAGAGGAGCGGAGACCAGGAGGGCGCCTGGAGGCGGGCCCGAGGGGCTCTGAGGTCCCGTTCCCCCACAGGGCGGCCCCACTCTGGAAGACAGAGAGAGGGGCAGGGGTCACCCGGCGGCTGGACCCGAGGAGGCGCCCGGGGAGAGAGGCAGGCTGGCGGGGCTGACCCGGGTTTGGGTCTGGGAGGCCTGGGGTGGCGAGCCTGCTGTCCCTGGAGGACCAGGACCCCGCCTGGCGACCCTGGGGTCTGTCTGGGGGACTGAGGGCGGCCGCTTGGGGCTCAGAGGGGCTTGGAGGATCGTCCGGTCTCTGCCACCAGAGACCCGGACGATCCCCCTCAACTCCCCTGTGCCTGAGCCGACCCTCAGCCTTCCAGAGCTACCCCAGGGCCACTCGGCGGTGCCCAGGCCCTCCAGAGACACCAGGCTCGCCACCCCCGACCCCCAAACCCAAACCCGGGCCAGCCCCGCCAGCCTGCTGCTCTACCCGGGCGCCCCCTCGGGTCCAGCCGCCGGAGGGACCCTGCCCGGCTCTCTGCCTCCAGAGGAGGCCGCCTTCTGGGGGACCCTGGGCACCTGCTGGCTCCAACCTCGGGGACTCTTGGCTGGTCACCGGTGTGGGCCCAATGGCCGCGGGCCTCCATTTCTTCTCTGCTTGTTAACCAGAGAGAATGGCCTCTAGGTCTTCAGGTCTGGGGCCTGGCCGGGTCTAAGGTGGCCTGGCCTGGCCAGGGATAGTGCCCGGGGGCCTGGGCCAGGGTTGATGGGGGACACATGGGAGGGGAGGACGGGGAGATGAGAGGGGAGATGGGGAGGAGAGGAGGCAGGGACAACACGGGGACAGAGTGGCCGGGGTTCCGGTGGGACCCGAGGGCCTTAGAGGCCCCGGCACCTGGCTCATGTGTCTGAGTAGTGTCCCTTTGAGGGGACCGGGAGAGGTAGGGCTTGGAGCCCGGAATTTTGGAAGACGAATACGGAGAGGACTTGGCGTGAAGACTCTACAGGGTCACCTGAATAGGAAAGGACTTAGTAAATTAAAGTTTTTGTTGACCCAAATAATTGGAAAAGACTTAGATTATAGTTTTAAAATGTCATGAAATTCTAAATGAGGAAGTAAAACTAAATAAACTCGATTTCAGTGATATTTTCAAATTCTAGGGTTTAAAAGGGGAACTAAAATAAACTATGGAAAATACCCATTTCTAGAAGCCTCCCTAAGAAGTGAAGGCCATATTTCAATTAGAATTTTCCCTCTAGATTTCTTGGAAATAAAAGTGCGTTTATTTATGACACATATTCATAATTCAATACAAATCTATGATTTCTATACTCACGTACAGGAGTGTGGTTGAATTCACTCCTACAAGGGAGAAGAATCACAAAAATTACAAATACATAGATTTACAGAATCATTATTAGTTTTAGTTTATATTCCCAAAATTAGTAAATTTATTCCAGTTATTAGTAAAAACCTCCTGATTTTTATTCAGGAGGTTTTCAGACTTACGGTTTAGATGATTTACTGGTTACAAGATGATCTGGAGGCGAATGTAGTGTTACATGGGCCTAGCTGGGCCACATGGCGGTGATCCTGTAGTTAGGGTACTGGGGGGTCTTGGAGTCCTGGTGTCTATGCCATTTGACCTGAGCTTTGAACCAGTAGAGAGGGTATATGTAGTGGGTGCTTTTTGCCCCCCTCTTGGGCTTGCTGATTGGTTAAGGTCTACATTTTTTATGGAAAGGGTGAAGTAGATAGGTTTGCGCAATCTAGGCGTAAGTTGCCACGCCCCGTAAGACCCCTTTGCCTGGCAACGCCTAATTTTACCCCCCTTCCCACCATTGAGTGATCGCTCCTCCCCCTAGGTTCCATGGGTTACCTGCGCCTCAAAGTTACTGGGCCTTGAGCTCTCCCATTGGCCAGAGGCCTTTGCTCCTCCCAGGGCAAGCGTTAGGCCTTCTCCCGCCAAAAAGAGCTTCATTTTTTAATGTAGCCAAGAATAGCAATCAACCTGCTGAAGCAGAACTTTTTCCCACGGGGTGTTTAGCAGAACCTGAGCGGCCCGTGATACTCTCACGGGCCGCCCGCTCCTGAGTGCACTTTCAAGGTTCCTGCCTCTTAAGAAATCTCTACCCATGTGTCTCTAATGGGATGACAGAACATCAGGAATAAATGTGGGGTTTTGAAGGGGCACGGAGGAGGGTGGAGGTTGGGGGTTAACAGGCCACGGAGGGGCAAATTCCTGAAGGTCGGAGAGGCCGCACATGAGAAGGCGCTTCCCGGACGGCGCTGCCGGGCTTCTGAACGCTTGATACTGGTGTGGACACCTAAGTGGGGCAAGGCTAATTTTCGCGGGTCTCGCATTGGTACTCCCTGGGAGCCCTCCCCCACTTGTCCTCTGTAACCGGCCGTAGCTGTGTTGCCACTTAGGCCCAAGTTTTATGCCTGGCTATTGTACTAAGCGCGGCCCCTGGTGGCGAATACCGTAAGCAACCAATGTACTTTGGGTAGCAGGCCATGAAAGCGAGCAGGCTAATGCCCTACCCACTTCTCTTCTCGTTAACCTCATAGCATGCTGGCTGGGTATCCGTGGGTTGTGCAAAGAACATAATGTTTAGTAACAGGTGTGGCCGGGTAAATCCCTCTAGCAACCAGTGCGTCAATGCCCTTCTGCAGAATACATTGTTTCTACCGTGGGGAGCACACAGGAAGGGTGTGGGACCTGTAAAAGCACAAGAAGATACGCAGAACAAAAGTTTCATTTTATTACAAATAAAAGTGAAAATGGGGGGGTGAGGGTGCAGGAATCAATCCCATGGAAAAGGTTTCTGGGGGGATTGAATTACCTCCGAAGTTTCATTGTCATGTATGCTTCTATGTAGTTAATAAAAATGTCAAATTCACTCATGGCTTTGTAAACTCCTTTTTCTTGCAGCTTGCTGAAGGCATTTTTAACCTGTTCCACAGCTTTGCTCTTGTTCTCACAGGGAAGAAACCTGTGGCACCTGCGAAGGCGAAGTCTGAGGGTATTTAGATTTTCGCCAAGGAAGTTTACATGCTCTTGGGATTTCAGGCTCATGGCCTCAGCTTGAGGCATAACCTCCTCCAAGTAGAATTGGATCATCTCAGACAGGGCCTGGCATCCAAGATATCCTTTGAAGTCTTCCAGTAGGGACTCTTTGAGCAAAATGTTATCCAGCTGGTCCTTCATCTGGAAGAAGGTTTTAACGCGGCTGAAGGCATCTCTCAAATCCCGGAGCATGTGAGGAATGTTGCCACACGTTTCTGCTCTTCCACATGCAGGTGCCAGACAGAGAAACACCAAGAAGTGCAGAGTTAAGCCTAAACTTAGCTCCATGCCCAGGCAGAATGTGGACCGCTGGGCATGGATTTAATTTATAGAGCGTAGCAGGTAAACAGGAAAGATGACACATTAGGGCTGGTCCAGGATGATCTATTTTTACCACTGCGGGGAAACAGAGTTTCTGGTTCCCGGGAAGGAAGTAATACCAGGGGACATCACCCCTCCGCCACTTCACATGGCCTGCAAAACATGCAGACTCAAATCCGCCTTACAGAGTAACTACAGGGGGGCATAGAAGCCCCTATTCAGATGTAGTATAACTCCAGAATATGTCCATCATAAATAAGCGTGGACATAAGCACTGGAGAGGCAACAAACCTGGAACGCGAGTAGAGATGGAACATCTTTACCTCAATGTCGCGGTAACTTGCAATCAGAGGCCGCGCAACTTATGCCTGTGGCAAGAGTATGAGCCATTCAGGAACAACTGGCATCCTGGTGAATGGTAGCATGGGGTCTCATGGGGGTAAGTATAGAGTGAAAAATGAGCCACGGCGCAAAAGGGTCTCATGGCGAGCTTGTTTTTGCAGATACTGCAGACCCTTACCCGGATAGCAAATACTACCCGGGAGGTAGCGTATGCTATCCATCTGGGTAGCATATGCTATCATGCCGGCGGTATATGCTATCTGCGAGGCAGTATGTGCTGTCCAAAGAAGCCAAATGCTTACCTTTACATTTAAAGGCTAAAATCACTCATGCATGGGCTGTATTTATGAAAACACTCGAGGGACCATAGCTCCAACACATAAGGAATCTTTCCAGGCCTGGACATTGCCGGCAGACCACACGGAATGGCTTTTGTATGGCTCTGAATTTTCGCCTGCCACTTTGCGTCTCTCCCGTTTAGCTGGTAGAATAGCGGCTGGGATTTCTGCAGTGAAGTGTGTCCTTTGGGCTAACAAAATTATTGTCCAGGAGGCTACACCCAAAGGCAGCTCTGTTTAAGGGTCCTGACTTAGTAATGTAATCTGAGAGCAACTTTAACCCCACAGCTCCCTTGGTCAGGAGCTCCCTGGTCCGGGAGTATTGCACCATCAATACTCCTAAAATTAAAAGCGTTGGAGGTGGGGGGGGGGGGGGCAAGTTGGGAAGCCTGGGTGTGTTACCTCCATAGGCATGTGGTAACATGAACCAAATGAGTGACATATGAGAGGAGTTAGGCCGCCATTGATAGCATGTACTATCCACAGTGTAACAAGGAAAACCGGAAGGACTCTAGGGGTGGGCATCCGCATTTGGCGGGTCGTAAAGGGTGGGTGAAATTACCCGAAAACGGGTCTAGATCCTCACAGGACCTGGGGTGACTGGTAGCATATGCAACCCGGGTTTGAGTGGGCATTGTCCTGAGGATTGGGTGTGAATGTCGTTGGTGGCAGAGGATTGCACAGGGTTTCACCCTCCTACCCTAAGCCCTAGCATACACTACCCTACCTCCGAGGTAGCGTATGCTACCGGGGTAGTGCATGCTACCCTACATTTAGAGTAGTGTATGCTACCCTACATTTAGGGTAGTATATGCTACCCTACATTTAGGGTAGTGTATGCTACCCTACATTTAGGGTAGTATATGCTACCCTACATTTAGGGTAGTGTATGCTACCCTAAGATATTATCCTCACCGATCTGGGGTGCCACATGCTACCCCTCTCTATTTTGGGTAGTTTATGCGACCCTATGTTGTTGCCGGGTTTAGCCCTCTTTTTGGCACGTCAATTTTAGCAAGCTGTCCTTTTTCCTGACGTTTCATAATAGAATGACAGGTAGGTTTACTTGAAGAGTCCTCTTCGTTCGGATGGTGTCACATGTTGTTCTCCTGAACATTTTTCAGCCAAGACAGGGAGCGGTCTCTACGTGCGGGCCCCTAAACAACAGCGAATGACATGTGGCCCTTGGGAGGTCCAGAGCGCAATATGTCCAAGAGACAAGGTAACCCCTGAGGCTGTAGCGGAGTGTTCTTTAGGAGAGTTGTTGTTTTTGGGGAGTGGGTTTTACTTTGCTTTGCCCGTGCAAAAAAATGAATGTTGTAAGCACGAAATTACAGACAAAAGAGCAGACCATGAGCTGGCTTTACCCGGGGAGGGTAGAGAATCCTGACTGCAAATGCACTTGGCGGGAGCCGCTCTTCTCAACCCCCCGGGATTTGTACCCGGTACGCTCGGACTAAGCCGGACACAACTCCTCCCTACGTAACCATTAGGGCAGCCGATGGTCTTACCGCTTCACTGGTCTGGAACCTCATACAAGTAATAGCTGTACTACGTCATTGCGGTAGGCGGGGTTGCTAAGCGGAAGGTGCCTGATTCAGGTGATGGATTTTTAATGCAAAAATAAAAATGAAAAGAGCAGACCACCAGCTGGCATCGGACCGGAGACGGCTGATAGCAGCGACTGCGAGAGAGCAGCTATACACCTGATACAGGGCAAATACAGACGCTACCGTCACCTCCCGGGACTTGTACCCGGGACGGGCGGCATAAGCCGCACCAATCTCCTCCCTAGCAGAACCGCTAGGGCAGCGTAGGTCTTGAGGTTTTCTGTGTGAAAAACCCTATATCACGTTCAGACGTCACTTGCTGGGGTGGAGCATGGGCCACCCCGCATGCTATTTACGTGCGCCATCTGGTGGCATTTGTTTATCATTACACCTTTGACTTCTTTTGTCCACCTTTCCAAAACACCAGAAACTCATCCACGGGGAGTTCCCCTGTGGCTAACTGTTTATAGCCGCGGTCTGTTTATTTATGGATGTCACCGGGCCGCTTTCCGTGGCCCATCTACATCCAGGGGGGACATAAATTGCCAGGACACGTCCCACATCGCGAGGCGGCCTGCCTGGCACCCCCTCTGAATCTGTTTAGGAAATTTAGGGGCTGACTAGGGCATGTGGAGGCATGAACCGTGAAGTTTTGGTTTAGGCCTTTCCAGCTGTTACACGACCACTGTCACCCCACCATGCACTTTCACTTTTAATTTAGTTTGCTTTAGAGAGGCTTTGGGCGGGCGCCTGTCATACCCTGGCCCAATGGTCGCAAGCCTGACTTGATTTCTGCCTGTTATTTGATAGAATTACCGCCATGGTCTAATGGGTTTCAGTGGGTGTGTGACTTAAGGAATGACATGGACCCAAGGATTTGTGTAGTGAGAGTAACTACCGTCCCATTAACTACCTCCAGGAGATTTTTGTGGTTACTTTTTCCCACTACCCCTTTTGAGGTTGAGGTTAATGCCCCGTGTCTGCTCTCGTGGCATTTTCTAGGAACACAAATTAGCCAGAAAACAAACCACATATGTTCATAGGGTTTATTGTAGTGTTTGTAAATACAGTGCACGTGATGGGGAGGGGAAGGGTTTTTCTGACAGGGCTCGCTTCTCCATTTAGAGCAGGGCCAATGGCAGGCTGAAGTCAGTGCAGGCTTTGCTTCTAAGGTGATTGGTTACGTTGAGGGGTGTCCCTGCCTCAGCGCCCAAAGGTGAGCCGCTTGAAACATCAGAGTCCAGGGGGAGCAACCAGTAGGGTTGCCAAAGTCAGAGGGAACGTGCTCCCACTGCCAAAAATCAGTGCAGAGTGATGGATCACATAGAAGAGCGAGGTGTCGGCCGTCGGGAGAGCAGATACCAGAGATGTTGCTTTGTTCTGAGGGATTTCGCGGATAGTGCTCGGCTAGGTGCCAGGAGTCAGTTTGAGATCCGTGGAAGTGGCAGGCAATCTGGCGGGAGTTCTGCAAAACATAAGGCACGCCAGGACTTGTGAATTGAATTC